CCTGAAGCATCGCAACCTACCAACACATTACCTTCTTCAACAGTCCAGCACTCACGGCACTCAGGCCCATAGACGGAACCTGCATTGGGGATCTGAGCCATGTTAGGACTGCTATGGGTCATTCGGCCTGTTACCGCGCCGTTGGTAATAACTTTCCCGTGAACTCTGCCATCCTTACCAACAGCTTCCATCCATGACTCAATCTGACTGATACGCTTTTGTAGCATCAGGTATTCAGCAATGATCTGAGCCTCTGGAATCTTGATGTTAGCCAAGATAGTTTCATCCACCTTAGGTAAGCCTGTCTCGGTGAACTCCTTAGGCTTCCACCCAAGTTCCTTTAATCGTTCTCCGATTTGTTGTCTACTTCCGGGGTTGAAAGTAACCACGCTGTCCTTGAGTCTCTTTCCTGTTTTGTCAGAGTATCGCTCAACAGTGACAGGAGGCCATCTCTGTTGCATTCGCTCATATATTCCTGCCACTTTTGACTTGATGTCAGTAAGTAAGCAGGTTGCGTAGATTTGGTCAAGTTTAAACCCATTCCTTTCCTGTTGAGCAATGATAGCTGCAACACTGTGTTCAAGCTCCAACGACTCCAGACTAAACTGTTTCTCGTTGAAGTCATTGACCAACTTGAGATACAGTTTAGCAGTTACTTCGACATCACGTACGCAATAGTCATCAAGAAGCCCACTATGAGGAAAATCGAAGCTCTCACCACGATATTCTTCACGGCGATCCATAAGCCATTCCCATACTTTCGCATAGTCAATCTTTGGAAATCCAAGTGTCTGTCCCCATGCTTCGAGGCTGTGTCCGTTCTCTCTTGAAGGGTCGAGAAGCCTGCTTACTATCAATGTATCGTACACTTGATTCAAACGAATCTTCGTCTTCCATAAGCGATTCAATACTGAAGCATCGAAACTTATGCCGTTGTGCATGACTATCAACGACACGCCCTTTAAATACTCCCGCAGGTTGTCGGCTACTTTCCATAACTTTACTTCTCCAGTGTCAATGTTCTTCGTCACTACCACATGAATTTTGTCGTGTGCTAGGTTTGTTTCGCAATCGAGTACGATTCTCATTTGTTTCTTCCAAAAGCCAAAAGTAAGAGCATCCTTCTGTGTCACGAGGAGAACTACTAAAGTAACTCTGCCTCATGCTCGGCTTAGCCTGTGCTCGATAGCACTTGTCAAACTGAGGACAGGAATAATCGTTACACATTGAAATGTCAGGCATGACAAGCATACTCCCCATGATACAGATTTCGTGCTTCTTGAGCAACAAGAGAAGCTAACTCAAGATCATCAAAAGCACCAAAGTACATTGATTTATTGTCAGCAGCTAATGTCACATTCCAGTTATTGTTCTTCTTGTTCCAGTGTACATTCTTCACACCACTCTTGTTAGATTGTGGAGTCTTTACATTGTAGTTGTTTTGGTGCAGAGAAGCTGCTCTCAAGTTCTCAATCCGATTGTTACTTTTATTCCCGTCGATATGATCCACTGATTCAGGAAGAAACCCATGATGATACAAGAAAACAAGACGATGTGCGTAATAAGTTTTATTTTTGATACGAACTTGAATATAGCCTAGACTATTCATGCAGCCTACAGCTTTTCCAACAATGACTTTATCAGCGTATTTAGTTTTTGCAATCAGTACGCCTTGTTTGTATTCTAATAGTTCTTTAAGTTCATCTTGAGTCATCATGTTCCCTCACTTTAAATTTAACCATAAACCGACCTGCGAAAATGAATAACCGATCCAGATCATCCCGTTAGAGATTTCTCCCTTGCTCCATTGTAGCACACCTACGATAAGGTATCCTACTCCTGTAGCACCCACGATCAACTGCTCTGCATTAATCATTCTCATTTTCCTTCAAAGGTTCTTCTTTCAAAGGCTTACCAATAGGTTCTTCCTTCTTAGCCTTATCCCTTCCAAAGATAGCATCCCATCGGTTTGCATAATCCTCATCGCTCACTTGTTTAGGGCGGCTAGATGAGCCTTTACCGCCATGCCATGCTGTCATTTCTGTTCCTTCAAATATTCAATAGCTGCTTCCAAGATGGAAACATCATCTTTAGATTTACCAATCATTGTATTGCAATTTGTACAAAGAAGACCACGTACTTTTCCGCTTGTATGACAATGATCCACACATAGAGCAGTGCTGCTTGATACTGCTTTACCTTGTTCTACATCAGTTTCATGTCTTCCACACACAGCACAGCAGTAGTTTTGCTCCTCTCTCATTTGGTTATATTGATTTAGTGTAATACCGTAACGGCGAAGCCTTTGTTCCTTTGCTTTATCTGGATTATTTTTATACCAGTTACTAGTTCCTTTTCTGTGAATAGCTCTCTTTTCAGGATTTTCTAAATGCTTGTTACGGCGGCACACCATGCAGGTAGAATCTTTATAAGCCTTTCGAGTACCATCAGAGAGCGTATGGTATGTATTTCCAAACTTCTCGTCAGGTAACTCTCGGGCACAAACTTTGCATTGTTTCATGTTAACTCCTTTTGTGATCAGTAGTATTATACACTATGTTCACGAAACTGTCAACACTTTTCTGCAAAATTATAAAGATTCTTCAACAATCTCCACTAATTTGTTAACTTTCTTATCAAAATACAAGTTACCAGCAGGGCCTGTCTCACCTGTAAAGCGTGACTTCAGCAGGCGAAGTTCAGTTGTATTACGCTTGGCTTCATCATCATTTTGTTGATCCCTCTGAAGACCAATAACTGCATCGGACAACTGACTGATACCTTGAGTTCCTCGCAAAGAAGACAAACTGATCTCAGCTCCGTTCTCCAAGCCTTTACCGTCCTGTCTGCGTGTGTGCGAGATGCCAAACAAACCAACTCCTGTCTCTTCCACAAAAGTACGCAGTTTTGTCAGCAGCATATCCAAACCCTTACGTTCATCGGTATCCATCCCTGACAGAATCATCTGGTAATGATCCAAGATAATCCATTGGCAGTTCTGGGCTTTCACCATGTAACGCAAGCGGTTCAACACATTGTCAATATCCAGTGATCCAAAGTGATTGAACAACACACAACGTCCTGTCCCCATTGTCTTCTGATAGGCATTTTCAAGTTCCTCTTCGGTGTACTCCGTCTGAGGCAAATGTAAAGGCTTACCAGCTTCAATGGACATAATACCCAACGCAGTACGCTCAGGCGATTCCTCCAAGAAAGCCATCCCAATGTTGTCGTTAGTCGTGCTCAGCAAGTGATGAATCAGTTGGCGCAAGAATGTTGATTTACCTTGACCCGTGCCTGCCGCAATAGTGATAAGTTCACGCTTACGCAAACCTGCCATCATATCGTTCAACTTGGCATAAGGCCATGAAGCATCTGGAAGCTGTTTAGGCTTACGTAATTCCTCCCACAAGTCCTTACCATTAATGATTCCATCAGGAGTAAAAGGACTAGCTCTCCACCATTCGTTAACAAAGTCCTTAGTAGCCCCTGCAATCAGATAATCACAGGCATCCTTGAATCCTGACTTATGCTGAACAATCTTGGCCTTGTTACCAAACAACTCAGCAACTTCCTTAGCAGCCTTCTTACCCGGCTCATCGGCATCAAAGCAGATAACCACTGACTCGAAGCTGTTCAACCACTCGTACTGGGCTTTACAGTCCTTCAGAGCAGCCTGAGCACCGTTACGGATACTCACTGTAGGATAGAGAGACCCTTGCATTTGGAAAGCAGCGAGAGCATCAAGCTCTCCCTCTGTGATCGTGACAGCCTTTCCTCCAGAGTGAAAGAGAGACTGACCGAATAGTGTTGCTCCCTTGAAATCTCCGGTGATGGAGAATGCCTTTGTAGGAACATTGCGTTGTTTAACAGCCGTTCTAACTCCGTCTCCGTCAGTGTAAGGATAATACTGGTTGTCTCCATCGGTAGTTACTCCATACTTTTCACAGGTGGCCTGACTGATTCCTCGATCAGGGATTGATTTAAATGTACCTTTGATGGTCATTTGAGTTACTTTCTTGAACGCTACTGCGTCCCTCATTACCGTTCGTTCATCGTAAGCACCTTCGTGCTCTGTTACACCACAATTAAAGCAGTGTGTATGTCCATCGTCATAGAGACTGTTCGCGTCAGAACTACCGCAGTGCTCACAGGCGATATGCCTTAGGAACTTGCTAGTCACTGTTCTTCTCCTTGAGTTTGGTGTCTCTCATGCGTCCACCCATTCCCAGCCAAAGCACAAACGCATCATCGTGCGATGCAACCAGATTGGCTTTTCCCCCAGATTGATCCGAAGGCCAATGGGGCCACCTATCCGATAACCACCAGCATACTTGGGATTCATTTCTGCGAAGGTGTAACTCATTTGTGTATCCTCAATAGTCATCATGATAAATCTGATCCTCGATCAAGTCCCATGCCTCCATGATCTGAGTATCCAAGCAGGCTAGATCATTCTGGTCAAGAGTGTCAATGATGTCAACTCCTTTATACCATACTTCAAGGCCTTCAAAGTCCACGTAAGGATCACCATCGTCACTCAGTAGGTCAAAACCTACAGTGACTTTAGCGTTCTCCCCTAAGTTCAAGACAAGACTGAATCTAGTCATTTCAGCACCACCTTTAAAAGTGTTAAGACACCCACAAACAGTGAGACAATCATTGTTCATCCTTAGACATTCGTTTCACAGCACACATGACATCATACATGACCTTATCGTAGCCATTGGCACGTATAAGACCAGCCATATCATCAATCACAGAGTGATACCAACACTCAAAGCGCATAAGTTCTTGCTCTTGTGAGTCAAATTCTTCGTACATATCAATAGACAAATCATTCATGTTATCACCTTTTAATGATAGTTTATAACATTTAGACACACATATAACATTGTTCATGTTACATAGAGTCTTTAATGTTACTTTAAAGACCTTATACGTTACATCTATGCTCATACGTTAATGTTATAAGTACTTATCTAAGTATATACTTATAGTATTTAACTTCTAAGCATAGAAGCAACATCCTAGTCCCTATATAGTATATTATACACGAGCATCAATCCTTGTCAAGATCTAAATTGTAACAATCTGTAACAGACTCTACATCTGTGTCGTCCCCTTCGGTGTCCTCAAACGGATCAGCTTCGACAATGACACCGTTAGGCAACTTTGTCGGGATGTTAGGAATCTCAC